ACTTGTCGGGGTTAATCTTCTTGCCTTGTTTTTTGTTGCCTGTACGTGCCATACGAATTTTGTCCATCATTTGGTAGAGTTTCTTGGCTCCAGCATCAGAGTTTCCGTTACCCATATGGGACACCACATCCGCAGGGATAACAAACTCACCATGACTTAAAGCTGCGGGTTGGTCTTCCCCAATCTGTGCGGGGATCTCATCAGCCATACCATCTGTGCCGCCTTGGAGGTAACGTCCTTTAGCCATTGCAATTTCTCCACCTTGGGCATACTGCATATAGCTAGTGTCTTGGCCCAAAGCTGCATCATATGCGGCTTGAACATCAGCAACATTTGCACCTGTAGCCTGTGCTACTTCGGCGGGGGAATAGCCTAATGCTTGCATGGTTTCTGCAACAGAACGAGTGTCTCCAGATGCTAAGGCAGCCTGAGTCTCTGGATTTGCAAAGTATTGGTAAATTTCGTTAATTTTGTCTGAAGGAGTGCTTACTGTGCTTTGGTTATCCACGGCAGAACTTTGATTGTCTGAAGAAATCCGGACGTTTTCCGCAGCAACTCTTTCGGCGGCTTCCTGCGCGGCTCTTTGTGCAGCTTGTTGATCTTCCCAATCTCGTGCATTTTTTGCTTGTTGAGCAGCCCAATCTCTTTCATTTACTGCTTGCTGTGTAGCCCATGTAGCATTGTTTAAACGTATTTGTTCAGCAGAAGCAGCGTCGTTTAAACGTTTTTGTTCGGCAGCGGCAGCTTTATTGGCGGCTTCAACATCAACACCCTTATAACCTGTGTCTGTAGCGTATTTAGCGGCAGCAGCCATATCTGCATCGCTAACTTTATATTGAGTTTTAGCGGCAGCAATTTGCTCGGGTGTTGCTCCAGTTGCTTGGTAATTTAAAATATTTTTGTACAGTTGGTCTAAACCTGTACTTTCAGTCAAAGCTTTTTGAACTGCGCCTGACACCTTAGTTCCAGCCAAAGCTTCGTTAATATCGGTAACGTTTACACCAGATGCTTTAATGGCATCTTTGATCTGCGTTGATGTGGCGTATGGATTGTCTTGAATCCATTTAGTAATACCAGCGGTCTGCTGTGCATTAGCTTCTTTTAAACCCATACCATGAGTTAAAGCATAAATATCTGCGGCAGACAAAGCTTTATTGCTTCCAAGCGCAGTCTGTAAATCTGTTTGAGTAACCTTAAACCGAGTCATTGCAGCATCAAGTTCTGCTTTGGTCATGTTTGGATTGCTGGCAATCCATTGGTTAATGGAAGTTAAGTATTGTTGCGGGGTTAAGCTTTTACGCCAGTTGTCTACAGCTATAGCATCTTTTTGTGCATCGGTTAATGTAGTAGTGGTAATTTTGTCGTTGCCAGTTCCTCCTGTAACGGTAGTAACTTTGTCATTACCACCTCCGCCTGTAACGGTGCTTTTTCCAGTTCCAAATCCTCCGCCTGTAACGCCTGTAATAGCGTTATTAACAGCCGTGGCTACATCGGCAGGTAAACTTGTTAAATCAGCGCCAGAGATGGAACCAGATGTACCAGAAAGACGCGCCCAAGGATCTATGCCGGGGGTACGCACGTAGGAGACATCACCACCATAGTCAATACCACCTGCGCCCGGACGATATCCTTGCGCTCTTGTAGGGGGCTTGGTAATCATTGTCCTACCAGCCATCAACTGAGGAATAGAACCTTGGTATCCAGTTTTCTGCGCTCCTGAGCCACTCAACAATGCTGAACCAGCGCCAGCCAGACCAATTAGGGCTTTGTTGTCGTTAACAAACTTATTTAAACCTGCCAAACCAGTGGTTAAATTTGAACCTGCATTGTTATAGTTGTCTGCGGTAGTGCCGTAAAGAGTGCTACTTCCCGCAGTTTTGCCGTAATCGTCATAACCAGAGTTGTTACCAGTAAACAAAAGATTGTTATTGTCAGAATTAGTAGTAATGTTATCGTCAAAAAGAGAGTTTTTTGTCGTGGTGTTAACCAATTCATTGTCTAACGTATCACCAAAATCGCCCAATACAGTTGTTCCGAATCCCATAATTAACCCCTTAATAGTCTAACAAGCTCATCCATATCTGCGGATGCTGTTTTCTGGCTTGGATTTACCCCAAGAGCGCGTAATTTGTAAGCAATATCACCACCAAACAAGTCTTCCATTGATTTTATATTGGCATACGGATCTTGGCTAGGGGCTTGTTTGCCCAGCCCAAGAGAAGCCATCAAGTCTTCGGTTGTTTTTTTCTTTGTGTCTACTTTAGGCGTAACAACCTTTTTAGGAGGAACAGTTACTTTTGTGTCGTCCAACTTGACGCATTGGTTGGTTGCCAGATCTAAGATATAACCTTCTGGGCATCCGTCTTCCTTTACGTCGTCATCATCAGCAACGCAGAGACCCGTCCCATCATCATGGAATCCGGGGGCGCATTCTTTTTTCCCAGTAACAACAACCGTATCGTCATCTTTTGTTGTATCTGTTGTGTCTGTTTTGTCTGTTTTGCCAGTAACAAGCACCGTGTCATCTACATAGTTGTTAGTGGTGTCGCCAACTATGTCATTGAGCGTTATAAAGTCGTTTAAAGACGTACCGTTTTTGTTGCCAGTGATAATCATTTCACCTTGGTCGCCAATATTGCTAGTGGGAACCATAAAATCGCCAAGTCCTGTAGGTCTATCGCCCGTTACCGTGACAGTGTCATCAGCGCCAAGGCCAATCATGTCCAAAATGTCTTGGTTGCTTAAGCCACTGTCTTTAATGTCGTCAATGGTCTTAATGCCAATCGTTTCAAGAAAATCTGCGGTTTCTTTATCCAAACCTACAGAAGACAGGCTTTTAGTCCCAATATCCGCAGGGATGCCTGCATCTTGATTATCAAAGATGTCTGTAAGGTTATCTAGTTTGTCAAAATAACTGTTAATTTGGTCTTTGCTGTAGCCAAGCCCTTTTAGACGGGTAATTTCTGTGTCTTCAAAGTTACCAACAGTTGAGTTATCAACACCGCTAGATGCGGGGCCGCCATAAGTTTTTGCCAAGCCTGTAAGAGCATCAAATACTTTTTTATCGTTACCACTACCTAAAGCTTGAACGGTGTTTAAACCCCTAAGAACGTCGTTGGTTGTAAAACCTGTATCACCAAGTTTAATATTGGTGTCCATGTAAGGAGAGGCAAGATTTGCCGCTCCTGCTAATGTAGGATCTTTAGCAAAGTTAATTACTTTGGATACATCGCCTACTGTGGCATTTTTAAATGTACCGCCCAAAGCATCAGCACCTAAAATATCACTAAGTTTTGCAGTCCCTGCGCCGGATACACCACCAAGCAATGCGCCTTTAAGGATGTCCTGATCGTTACCATAAGCGTTTATACCGCCAGCTAAAGCTCCGCCAGCGGCAGATGCCGCACTTCCCGTTAAACCAAATAGACTGTTTCCAAGAAACGCTCCACCACCACCCATAGTGACAGCAGCCATAGCAAGAGGCCCAAGATCTTTGATAATACGCTTAAGGTCAGACTCATTCCACTTGATGCGCCCAAGGTAGTCGCCTTCTGGGCTGTAGTTATAAACGTAGTCACCTTCTTGCCTAGAAAATCCACCTAATGTTTTTGGAGCATCATCATATACAGGCGTGGCATCCATGCCTTGACCAATATAGTCAATGATTTTTCTATTATCTTTTTCCCCTGCCATCCAACCGCTACCATAATCGACGGGTATGTAATCTATGGTAGTGCCTTGCTCTGTTACGTTCTCTCGGGCTTGCGTAGCACCCATTTGGTTATACATGGCTTTAAGTTCAGCCAATGTAGGTGTGGCTGATAGCGGTGTAAATTGACGTGCTTCTGCCGCAGGAGCTTGCCTTTGTTCATCACGTAAAGCAGCCGCAGCTTCCCAACTGCCCGTTAATTGGTACAGTTCTTCATCGCTCATTGGTGCTGCCATTATCCGACCTTCCAATTTGTTCCGTCAGAATATACAGGCACAGCCACAGCCCCGCCAGTTACCACGGTTGCTCCAAATACAGGAGCCAAAGCATCAGTTACAAAAGACCTCGCGCCCTTGCCTGAAGTGACTGCGCTGGGTAGCGTTGCTACTGTGTAGTTAGTCAAAGGAGGTACTACACCAGAAACCATAAACTGAGTGGTTAATGAATCAAGCCTGTTGAAGTACAGACGCAAAATGTTCAGCATCTGGTCAAAATACTGGACGTTATATTCCACCGGCGGCAGAGGTAAATTAGGCGCGGCTATTTTATTTAGTTCAAAGTCGGAAGTAACAAGATAGCTCATCTTCTGCCGTCCGGTCTAATATCTATACGGGTAGAACCCAACTGCCAAGCTGTTCCAAGGTTTGTAGAACTTACTTTCAAGATAAGCTGGCGACCACGAACCCGTGTATTGATCTGACCTGTAAAACCTTCAGTCACTGTGTACTGAGCGCCTGTTAACTCACTTACAGGTTTGACCACAGCCGTCCCAGTTCCTGATCCTGAGTTCTGCATTGGGTAAAGCGTGTAAATGACTTGAGGCGTAGGAGAAGCATCTGATCCTGAGAATGTTAAATCTGGGAGCATTCTCCAGACAAAGCCAAATCTGTCTCCGTCATCAATGTCAAACTCAGACGATGAGATGTAAGCTTCAATACCTGCGGGTGTGCCTGTCTCATTGTTGTCTAAGCCGTATTCTTGATTAACTAAGTTATAGCTATACGTAGCGGCAACAGGGTAGTCCAGTAGCCCAGAATCTATCCACGCTGTTCGCGCCATTGTGCCGTAGTACCAAACTTTTTCTACGTAGTTGTATATTACGTAGCGGTCAACTGTCAGGCTACTTGTAGAACAATAGAACCACCAGACTTCGTTAAAGCCTTCGTTTGTACCAGCAAACACTTGTTGGTCTTGACTAAGGTTAATGTCTTGATAGATAAATCTACGCAGGTCGCAGTTTAGTGTCTGTAAGCGTCCATCGTAGGAATAGAACTTATCTACGCCCATCCAGTACACCACACCAGAAGCCTGCGCCGCCGCGTTCTGACCAAGGATTGAGATGTTGTCTCCCATCAATTGACTAGACCAGACCACTGGCGGGCCAAGGTACTGGAGAGAATAGATAGCCGAATCAGTCCACACCAAAATCTCTTGACGAGTTTGGATGGAAGTTATGATGCTTGAGCCATGAGACAAAGTGACACTACCGGCCTGATTGGTTGCGGAAGGTGTCCAGTTGACCACAGACTCCTGATCTGACCAACGTATTAGCATAGGACTTTGAACGGTAGCACTGTAGTCATTACAACCAAAGGCAAACACAAACCGGCTAATGTCAGATACAAAGATAAAGTTCTGGATGATCGGGCAGTCAGAAGCACTAGCCAGACTAACAATGTTAATGCCATTAGGCATTATGTAATGCGTCCCAGACTGCGTTCCTGAAGTGTTAATAGGTGTTCCGCCAACCGTTGCCGCTAAGTTAAATGTAAACCCAGACACATTGACTACGTAGTAAATAGTTCCGGGAGATAGCCCCGTAGGGAGCGCCGATGGAAACCCACCGTTTGTAAGAATAACGGCAGTGCCATTAGACAAGCTAAGAACGCTTGTCACCACGCCCGGAGAAGCAATTGTGATCGTAAAGGGAGATGGGGTTAAGCCAAACGAAGCATCCCAATAGAAAATTGGGCCACCACGGAAACCATAGACTAAATCTTCACCAAAGTTATTCTGGCTCCACAGACGCAAAGCAGATGATGATGTACCGCCAAAGCCCCAAGAGCCAGACCCCCAGTTGCCTGCGCCCCAGCCAGTCAAAGGAATTTGATATGAGTCACCTACGTTAATTTGATAGATTGCATTAACAGTTGTACCGCCGCCAGTAACAGTTGAAGTAGCCGCCGTAGCAGACACGATTGTGTAGGTATTAGCGTCAACGTAAGTAATCTGATACTCACCGTTTAAATTAAGCCCGCCTACAGTGGCTACGTTACTAAACGTTACAAAGTCATTAGTAATTGCACCGTGGGCTGTATCAGTTACGGTTACAGTGGTACTTGCATTAACCGTTGCAAACGGGTTACTTAGGATGGCCCCCGCCCGAATAGGCGTTATGTTGTTGTACTGACCGCCATTCTCAAGGTAAAACTTAAGGTTTGTACCTACGCCAAGAAGGTTAAAGTTTTCTAGGGTGATCCAGTTCCACAAAGAACGGCATACACCCACAAAATAGGACACAGATATACGTGACCAGCCTCCAATCTTTTCAGGTGTGCCCTGACGGAACCGTACTTTGTCGGACTCAAACCAGCCACCTTCGTTGGTGTACCTCGTGTTTTCACGATTCACTCCCGGTTTTAGTACAAGTTTCTTAAGTGCCATCGCTTAATCCAACAAAGCGCACTCAGCCGTGCGGCGTTTAAACAGACCCGGCAGTACCTTACCGCCACCTTTAGTCCAGAGCATCAGTTGTTCTTTTGCCCCTTCCCAATCATTGGCGTTGATTTTCCTCTTTAACGTGCTTGTTTGCAAGCGTCCAGTGCCTAAGTTATAGCAGAAATCTACGATGGCATTGCACTTACGCACGTCCGTAATTAAGCCGGGGCAGTTACGCAAAACACCGGGCAGGTACGTATGCTCAAGCTCAATCATCAAAAGCGCCCGTGCCGTGGGTTCATCCATCGGCGCGTCTTCCAAAGTTACTTTGCGTTTGTCTGCGTAGTAAGTAGAGCCGTAGCCAATCGTAGCCACACCAGCCGGACATAAATACGGCTTGGCGCGGTAGCCCTCAAACTGACGGCACAGAGCGGCGGCTAACTCTAGGTTCATATACCGCGCTGTTTGAGAGTACGGTCGAGGAACCAATAGTTAATTGTCCCAGACAGCAAAGCTGAAAAGTCAGGTGTCATCATGGTTTTAAACACTTCTACGGCTGGCGCACCGGCAAGCCATGCGTTCCATGCAAACCATACGTGGATAAAGCTCCACACAAACAACACCCAATATGTAACAACGGGACGGACGGATGCTGACAAACTAGCCACCCAACCGCCCGCAGCTTTGACCATCTCGGCTTGTTGGACAATGGCGTTGTTAAACGCATCCATTACGCCCACATCCACAGCCGCCTCACGCTGTGCACCAATCTCGGCTAACTTCTGCTGACCACGCTGCGCTTCCAAATCGCATTGGTGTTTAAACATAGCAAGCTCGTGTAAACGCTCATTCTTCTTATCAAAGAACTTGAGCACTTCGGGGGCCATACGAAACAGGCCGCCAAACACCGAACCCAAAATACCGCCACTTAATATGTCAAACATAGTTAATCCTTACAAGATTTAGATTTCTCATCATTCTGCATGAGTTTGATACCAGACAGGAACCCAATCATGCCGCCGATAAGTGTAGAAAAAGCGGGTGAAATCATTTTGAATATTTCTGCGTTGTCCACCTCTTTGGCCCAAAGGCCAAGCATAAAGCTGATTACCATAGCCAAAACAGAGATGCACAGGGTGAAGCTGACCATCAGCGTGACCCACAGGGTCAGCTTGTCCTTGGTGTCCATTGACACTTTC